TTTATCTTCAAGGATGACCCCATTGAAATTCCCCTGGAAGAAGCGACGATGAGTGTATGGGCTCGTATGCAACTCGAAGAGTAGTACGGCTAATATATTCTTAAGGAATTTGTTTATTATGGGCGCCAACACAGGCAACGTTTCCTCTCCAGAAGAAATGCAAAGGATGCGTGCACAGGAAGAAACTGTTTTGAATCAAAGGGGCGCTGCATCGATGTTCCCTGGTGTAGCGCCTGCTTCTTCTGGGATTGAGTTTGGCCCCGGTCGCTCACGTCGCCTTGAAGGTAACCGTTGATGGCTAAAGGTAAAATGCCTCCAGAACTCCTGGAGCACTTCAAGAAAAAAGAAGCAAAGAAAGAAGACGGCACTGAGATGTCGGACAAAGAGAAGCGTAAAGCTGCTCTCGAGAAAGCACGGAAATACAAAGAGCAAAAAGGCAAGAAGGCGGATAAGTAAGCTAGTATTCAACTAAGCTTTACAACATATCGTGCCCAGTTATACACACCTTGCTTACCGACGTAACGCAAAAGCTGCGGCACGAAACCAGCAAATTAAAAAACCGAAGAATGCAGAAGATCTTCAGCGGGCACGTGAAGACTTTGGCTTTTTTTGTGAATACGTTGCAGATAAACCTCCCGCCAAACATCACTTGGATTGGCACCGTCATTTTGTGACGGATCGCGATAGCAGTTGCCTCATTAGGATTGCTGGACCCAATGTTGATCTTCTTGCTCCACGGGGATCAGCAAAGAGTACGGTCCTTGGACTATTGACCGCCTGGGCTATTGGTATTCATACGCAAGCCAAGCTACCCCTTCAAATTCTTTATCTTTCTTACACGGTTGATATCGCACGATCTAAATCTGCAACGATCAAGCGAATCATTGAAAGCAAACGGTACCAGGAAGTTTTCCCAACGGTACGTTTGATGAAGAACGTTACCAGTAACGAGTATTGGTCTATTGATCATAAGTTTGCAGGCATTGATACCACTGGTGACGAACAGTTCACACTTTGTGCCGCAGGCCTTAAAGGCTCAGTGACTTCTAAGCGCTCTCATCTTGTAATGATTGATGACGCTATTAAATCAGCCGCAGATATTTCAAACCCTGACATCCGAAAACAGATGCAGGAAAACTGGAATGCCGTGATTGCACCAACCATGTTCGAAGGAGCACGTGCAATTTGTCTTGGTACGCGCTTTCGTCATGACGACATTCATTCAACGACTTTTAATCCACAAAACAATTGGAGTCAAATTATTCTTTCTGCAATTCAAAACAATCCTAAAACAGGAGATGAAGAGTCGTATTGGCCAGAGATGTGGTCACTGGACTACTTAAAAGAAAAGAAAAGACAGGCACCTATTGCTTTTTCTTTTCAGTATATGAATCAAGTCGTCCGACAGAATGAGCTTTCCTTGGCGCCAGAGCTGATTGTTAAAGCCGAAATCTCAACAGAGTTCGACACACTTGGAATTGGAGTTGACCTGTCCGCTGGAACAAAAGAGAAAAACGATTACACGGTGATGATCCTTGGTGGTCGCATTGAAGATCGCATTCATATTATTGATTACAGACGAATTCGAGTCATGGGCAACCTTGAAAAACTTGATGCACTCAAAGAACTTCTTAATGATTGGTCCGTACTTGGCAAAGACGATAGCGGCAATTACTTCCCGACTTATTCAACGTGTGATATCTGGAGTGAAGCTGTCCAGTACCAGGCTTCCCTGGAGGCCGACTTCAAGAGAGTTTGTTTGAATAATGAAGGTCTCTACAATTTGATTTGGCATCCAGTCAAGGGCTTCCGTGCAGATAAGTTGGCACGGTTCCGTGGAATCATGGGCATGTTTGAAGATCGAAAGATTATCTTCAATCGGTATCGGAACTTCACAAATCTCTTCGAGGAACTCACAAATTTCGGTGTAAGTAGTCATGATGACTGCGTAGATGCTCTCGTCTGGTTAGTGAACGGTCTATCAAGAAAAGGCCAACTACATCTTGATTACTAAAGACTAGAATTAAAAAAAAGTCTTTAGCCGTGGGTCCAGAGTACGTAGCCATTGGCTTAACCAGTATTGTATCCGCAATTACAGGCGGGACATGGGTTGCCAATAAAATTTTAGATCGACAAAAAGAAAAACTAGAACAGGCGTTTGGGTACATTAATTCCCAGAAACGTCGCATTGATTGTTTGGAAAACGATTTAAGCCGTCTTCCAATGGACTATGTCTTGAAAACTGACTTCTTAAGAGAAATTAAAGAAATGCATGATAATTTCCGCGAAATCAACAATAAGCTTGATAAGCTAATGGAGAAGTTGCTTTCGGCTAAATGAGCTACATTCTAGAAGTACAAGAAGATGAGAATGGTGATCAATACATCATATTACCCGACGAAGTAATCGAAGACCTGGGCTGGCAAGAAGGCGATCTTCTTAATTGGGACGTACGAAGCAATGGCATTATCATCAGCAAAGTAAATGATGATGCGGGATATGAGGTTATAGAAGAGTAAAATAAGAAGATCGAGGTCTAGAGAAAATGTTTTACGGCGGTATGTCTAATGTTCCCGGTGCCCCTGGGAACTTTCCAAAAAAATTCCCTGCAGGTGGCCCACAGCTTCCATTGGCCGGAATCCCCGGCTCTAGTAACTTGCCGGGAGCCATTGGCAACATGGGCGGGATTCAGAACGCACAATTCTTCGGTGGACCTCAGCTTGGTCAATTACCCGCAGGTTTTGTCAATAAAACACTCGCCTAAATTACTGTTAGTATTACGTAAAAGAGGCAATAATCAATGGCGATTGACGCTAAAGCCAGGCTTAAAGAAATTATCGACTCTTACATCGAGAAGGATGGAGGAGCGGCAATTGATACTGGCATCGTCGCCTCTCATCTTTCGCAGATGAAGCTATTCGGCATCCGTCAGGGTGTTGAATTTTTTCCGGCTCAAGATAACTTCGGCAATCAACGCAAAGACTTTCTCGATCGCGTAATCAAATACAACCAACTTGAAACACGCCTTGATTCCATCTGGGACTACTTCTTGTGTGATGGCCAAGGTCTTTTTTACATCCGTCCTACACAAAGCAACTATCGTCTTTATTATTTTCGTAAGCACGAATACCGAACTTTCTACAATATTGACGGCGAGCTTGATGAAGTTGTAATCATCTATAGCTACAAGGTACGTCAAGGTCTTGGTTATCAACAAGACATTGAAGCGGGCAATATTACAGGTCCGGCAGGCATGGGACGTGGCGCAGTCAAACGCTATATTCGCCTTTCGATTAAACGTAAAACAATCGAAGAAACTCATTCAGAAGGTGAAATTTCTTTTGATACAAACTATCAAGCAATCACTGGCAAGACCAAAACATTCAGAAACACTCTTGGATTTATTCCCTGCGTAGAGATCTTCAATAATCCGAAAGGCTTCTCAACAGAAGGTGTTGGCGAGTTCGATGCCCTTGCCAATCATATTTGCACGCATGATGACATGATCCGCACCATGCGGAAGAACGTACAGTTCTTTGGCAACCCAACTTTGCTCTCCTCTCGTCCCAAGACTGACCTGATGGAGTCCGGCGGAGAAGCAGTTATTCAACGTCCTTCCATTGCTGCAAACTCAGGTTTTGGTGGTGCAGGTGCCCTGAGTCAATCCCGATTTAAGGCCGATCCAATTTATCGAGGTGTTGACGGTCAGCTTCGTGTACCACGCATCATTGCAAACCTGGAGCCAAACGATCGTGTTGGTTATATCGTCCCAGATGCAATCACTGGTGACCAAAACTCTTTTGCACGCCAATATCGCGAGGAAATTAGGACCGCTCTTGGTGGAGTAGACGAGCTTTCTATTTCTGCTGGCGTGACTGCAACTGAGTACAAATCTCTGTTTGGACGTGTATCAGCAACCGCCAAAAAGAAAGCAAATTCTATTTACACTTATGGTATCTGCCGCTGTCTTGAGTTGATTATCTTCCAGGAAGAAAAATTATTCCGGGACACGCTTGCTGCTGCAGCAGGACTTGAAAAGCCCCTGGACCTACCAGAACAAGCTTCAGATGAAGATATAGCCGCATACGAAGATGCAATGGCCATGTATGAGAATCAAATCAAGCAATTGATGATGGCTTCTCTACGTACACAACAAATTCCTCCCGGTGTCTTAGGTTTAATTCCGGATGGGGATGTAACAGTTCAATGGCGTTGGTTAGGTCCTGTTTACGAGGACTCCACCCAAGACATCCTCAACAACTCCATCGTGGTACGAAACCTGCAGGAGTTAGGTGTTGATAGCATTGAGGCACTGAAATACCTCTTCCCGTCTAAGACGGATGAGGAACGGGCCGAGATGTTATCTGGGTTCCCGTTCAGAATGGTGAACGAATTACAGGGTGCATACTCTCAGTTCGCTCGCCTTGTGGGGGGAATGATGCAAACTCCCCATCCGCAGTCACCAGACTTACCGATGGCTGCAGACCCGCGATTAGATTTAACACCCTATCTATATCGCACATTAGAAGCTTTACAAAAGGAGATGAGTTATGCAGGACGCTACCGTCCAATCGATCCCACAGACGAGCCAAGCACCAGCGGCCGTCGCCCCCAGCAGCTACGTGGTTCCGTCCCAGCCGGCAGCTCCGGTGGCACAGGCCCAAGCTCCGGTGGCATATCAGGTGGGTACGAGCTACCCCCAAGCGGTACCTCAGGCAGCCCCCAGCTACCAATCAGCCCCTACTCAGTACGCCCCCCAATCCCAACCGGCGGAATCCCAGGGCTCGAATCCATGGGAATCGGCGTTCAACAAGGTGGTGAACCTGCTGAGCGCACCAGTCCAATCCCCGTTCCAGGGTCAACAGTCGCAGATTCCGACTCAATATACCCCGGCCAATTACGGACAACCCAGCAGCCAAGTTACGCAACAATCGGCTCCGCTGACCTGGTCTCCCAGCCAGGAATCCTCGCCCAACTATTCCCAAACCTCCTCAACTCCATCCTTGGAGCAAATCGCGGACCTGGTGGGAATGAGCCAGGAAAGCCGTCAGGTGATGGACGCGTTCGGGATCGAGGCACCGGCAGTTCTGAACAACTACGCTCTAAACCTGGAGCAGATGCTGGACAGCGCCGTCGCGTGGGGAAACAACGCCGCTAATCTGATTACTGGTTACGCAAACTTTGCGGTTAACGAACATCAAGAGAATCTGGCTTATAACGAGATTCTGACCAATCCCGATGTTCTCAGTGACTATACACTGAAGTTCTTCGGTCCTGAAGGTCCGTACCCTGTGTACGAAAACGAAGCTCAACTTGAGACTCGTGGTTATCCGACCCAGGAAGTTGGTCAACCTCAGCTTGGTCAGTTCCCTGCTCCTCCCGCAGCCGCTGCTCCTCAACAACCCGAGAATTTCTGGGGTACCTTCAGCGATCTGATGAATCGTGACCCTCAGAATGCTTGGCGCGTTCTTAACCAGGCTCAGCCTCAAACCGTTGCAAACAAATTGTTTGTAATGGAGTGAAAGTATGTCGGTGATTGAATAAATTACCGACTGCTAAAATTTGTGTTAGATAAGACATATAAATGTCTGAATCTTTCATCCGATAACAACACTTCCTGCGACACTGGAGGATAAAACAAAGTGTTCATTGATAACGACTTTCCAAAGATTTTGGGTGCGGAACTTTACCGTCCTCACCCTGCTTACATTGCCGAAATGGCTGTGGAGCCTGTGGTGGTCCATGACTTCACCCGTCAGCCTGGTCAAACCGTTCAGCTTGATCGCTACAAGTTCTGGGGAACCCCTGGTACCAAGGACAGCCGCGAGCGTATTGCTGACCAGACCATCGGTACCGCCAACAGCCGTAACATCACCAAGGAGAAAGTCCTGGTGGTGCTTAAGGAATACACCGGTCCTGCCGATCCGGGCGATCCGACCCAACCCAGCACTTTCAAGATTGCTCGTGAAACCCTGGTTACCGCCCAGCGTCTTCTGCTGGACACCGGCAACCTGAACATGTTCCACCAGAGCATCGGTTCTCTGACCCTGCTCGACGACTATCGCCGTTGGCGCGACCGTGTGTTCATTGACGAACTCGCCAAAGCTGAAGCCAATGGTGCCGCTTCTACCACTCAAGGTGGTTACTACTTCGCTGGTGGTAAGACCAAGAACGCTTCTGGTCAAATCACTTACACCAGCACTGAGTACGATAACGAAGTTCAGCAGTTCCAGGTTCGTACCGACCTTCTGACTGTTGTTAAGGACCTTCGTAAGCGCAACGTTCCGACCTTCGCTGATGGTCTGTATCGTTGTATTTGCGATCCCACCTTCATGATGCACCTGCGTCGTGACCAAGACTTCCGTGAGATCGCTCGTTACGCTGGTAACCCCGGCCAAGGCATGTACATGGGCAACCCCATGATGCCTAACAACGCCAGCTTCTACATGGGTCCCCAGGCTGGTCAGGCCTACTTCCTGGCTGGTGAACCCGTGATGCCTACTGGCGTTCAGTTTGAAGGTGTGAAGTTCTTCGAGTCGACCAACTTCCCGACCAAGACTATCTCCACTTCCTTCAACAACGGTTCCAGCTACAGCTCCCAAGAAGCTGCTCAGGGTTACTTCTTCGGTCCTCAGGCAATCGGTGTTGGTATCGGTGGTCC